CTATGGTAGAGGAGTATGAAGATGACCAAAGGTTAGCAATCTGTTCTTTACAATTAGAAGAGGACAGAGCGTTAGAGGATATAAATACAAAGCCAACACAAGAGATGGCAGACGAAGCTGCACAAGGCTTAGAATGGCGTGAGGAGTTCGGTAGAGGTGGAACAGAGGTAGGAGTTGCAAGAGCTAGAGATATTAAGAACAGAGTAAACCTTAGTATCAAATCAATAAAGAGAATGTACTCTTATTTTAGTAGGCACGAAGTAGACAAAGAAGGTCAAGGCTTTTATAGTGGAGACGAAGGTTATCCATCTGCTGGACGTATTGCTTGGGCATTATGGGGTGGAGATGTAGGCTTCTCTTGGACTAAAAGAAAGATAGAAGAAATAGGTAAAGAAGAAAAATTTATAGATATGAAAAATAAAGAAGTAAGAACATTTAATGTTCAAGACTTAGAGCTAAGAATGGACGGAGAGAATCCAGTAGTAGTAGGCTACGGTGCAGTCTTTAATAGTGAGTCTAATGACTTAGGAGGCTTCAGAGAGTTTATAGCTCCTGGTGCTTTTGAAGGTCGATTAGAGGACGATGTAAGATTCTTAATTAATCACGATGGTTTACCACTAGCTAGAACTACTAACGGAACGCTAAGACTATCTGTTGATGAGAGAGGTCTAAAGTATGAAGCTAAGTTAAATCCTAATGTATCAACGTCAAGAGACTTAATCGAATTGCTTAAAGACGGTACTATTAACCAGTCTAGCTTTGCATTCATTGTAGAGGATGACTCTTGGGAGGTAAAAGACGGAACTAACTACAGAACGATTAACAAAGTATCTAGGCTTTACGATGTAAGCTCTGTAACTTACCCAGCTTATGATGCTGCTAGTAGCTCTGTAGCTTTACGTTCTATGGAACAATGGCAAGAAAAAGAAGAGGCTAAAAAACTAGAAGAAAGTTTAGAGGCTGAAAAATTAGAGGGTATAAAAGAAGAAGAAGATTTGAAACAGCGCTCCCTCAATGAAATGCGTTTAAGAATCTTGAAAAATAAATATTAATATTAATTTTCTATAAAATGAAAAACTCAAAATCTTACAAAGAGGAAAGAGCTGAGGTTATCGAAAAGATGGAAGGACTTGTAGCATCTGCTGAAGGTCGTGACTTATCTAACGATGAGCAAAGCAACTTTGACTCTTTAAATGATAAAGTAGAGGAGTTAAATAAGATGGCAGTTCGTGCTGAATCTTTTGAGAAACTTCAAGCTACTAAAGCTGTTAAAGAAGTAACAGAAAACACTCCTAGCGAAGTGAGAGACTATTCTTTCCAAGATGCTATGAATCAAGCTGCAACTGGTCGTTTAGAAGGTCTTGTAAAAGAGATGGACCAAGAGGCAAGAAACGAGGCTCGTTACACTGGTCAATCATTCAAAGGTATTGCTATACCATCTTCAATCCTAACTCGTGCTGCTGTAGCTACTGCTGCTGGTAACGCTACTGAGGTTATGGCTTGGACTGACCAATTAGAAGCAAACTTAGTTTTAGCTTCTGCTGGTGCTAATTTCTACTCTGGTGTAGACAATATGAAGTTCCCAGTATTTAGTGCTATCAACTCTGGCTTCGTTGCTGAGACTGGTGGTTCAGCTCCTGCTGCTAATGGTACTGCTTCGAGCGTTACTTTAGAGCCTAAGAAACTTATCTCTATTGTAAATGTTTCTGCTGAGGCTATCGCTCAAAACGCTTCTATCGAGGCTGCATTGAGAAGAAATATGGCTGCATCTGTTGCTGCTACTTTAGAAGCTGCTTTATTAGGAACTAGTGACGTATCTAACGCTCCTACTTCTATCTTTGCTGATGCTGCTACTGGACCAACTGCTGTAACTGCTGCTGATTGGATTGAGATGGAAACTGACTTAATCGCAAATGGTGTACAAATTAACGGAGCTAGAATGGCTTACTTATTAGACCCATCTGCATACGCTACTGTTAAAACATTAGCACAAGTTACTGATGTTTCTCCTATCTGGGACAACGCTAGAAAAGAGCTTAATGGCTACTTCTCTTTCGTATCTCCTAACGTAGGTAACGGTGGAACTGCTGGTAAAGACCACGCTCTATTCGGAGACTTCTCAAAATGTCACATTGCTCAGTTCGGTGGTTTGGATGTTATTTATGACATCTACACTAACGCTGGAACTGGAGAGCCAAGATACATCTTGACTTCTTTAGTAGACGGAGACTGTGTGCAAAATGATACTGCTTTTGTTAAATTAATTGAAGCGTAATTTGTTTATTTTAACGGAGGGAGTGGAAACACTCTCTCCATTAATTTTTTTTAAATGCAATACTATAACTACAACTTCAACACATTAAGAGGCTCTGATTACGTGCCTTATGGTAAGCTAGTTTTAAAGACTGCTCCAACGTCTACGGTAATATCATTATCAGAGGCTAAAGCATTTTTAAGAATAGACTCAGACTATGACGATGACAATACTTATATTACGTCTTTGATTAATGTTGCTACGCAAGTTGTAGAAGAGTTCACTAGACGTAGACTAATGACTCAGACGTACAATATATTTTACGATGAGTTTCCTCCTTACATTGACTTACAAGTAGGAGATGTTGCTAGTGTTACTCATATTAAGTATTACGATGCCGACAATACATTACAAACCTTAGCAGCATCTAATTACGATGTTGATACTAAGGTCAGACCAGGAAGGATATATGAATCGGAGAATGGAGACTTTCCTAACACTTACGAAAGACCAAACGCTGTAGAGGTTGAGTTTATAGTAGGTGCTACAGCTAGTGACGTTCCAGCTCCAATAGTACAAGCTATTTATATCATCGTTGGTCGATATTATGAGAACCGACAAGATGTTGTTATGGGAACTCAAGTAAATGAATTACCTTTAATGGTAGACCACTTATTAACTCCTTACCGATTGCTTGAACTATGATAATAGGCAAACTAGATAGAAAGTTAAAACTATATACACAGACTTACTCAACTAACGCTTATGGCGAGAGAGTAGTATCTGACAATAGTTACGTTACCATCTACGCAGACTTTGACTTCAAAGGTGGTAATACTAACTTCGATGCTGATGCCTTAATCAATGACGAGCGTATAGAATGCTTAATAAGATACAGAACAAACATTGGAGTATCTCCTCAGTATTTTATCTCTAATGGCTCTACTAATTATTCTATCAAGAGCATAAAGGAAGTAGGTCGTAAAGATGCTATGGTGCTTCTATTAGAGAAGAATGACGTAGTAGACTTATCACAAACAGCTCCTAATCAATTTGTATTCACTATTGATACAGAGAATACTTCTAGTGGCTCTAGCTTGAACACTCAATTTATGATGCCATTAGTTAGTAGTGGTAGTTATAACGCTACAGTAAACTGGGGAGATGGCTCAAGCGATACAATAACAAGTTACAATCAAGCTGAGGTAACACACACTTATAGTAGTGCTGGACAATACGAAATAAGCATAGAGGGAACATTGCAAGGATGGCAATTTAATAACGCTGGAGATAGGCTTAAAATGCTTGATGTAAAACAATGGGGAGTTTTAGATTTATCTACTAACGCTGCTTTTTATGGATGTACTAATTTAGATGCTAGTGCTTCAGATGCTCCTACTGTTTCTAGTACATCATTTTATAGAATGTTTAGAGATTGCACTAACTTTAATGGTGCTATAGGTAATTGGGATATAAGTACTATAACAAGTATCAGTCAAGCGTTTTATAATTGCTCTACTTTTAATAAATCTATAAATAGTTGGAATGTTAGTAATGTGAATTTTTTAGCTTCTACCTTTTTCAATTGTACGTCATTTGACCAAGATTTAAATTCTTGGGACACTTCTAATGTAGAAAGTATGGCAAATACTTTTTATAATTGCTCACAATTCAACGGAGACGTATATAGCTGGGACACTACTAATGTAGAAACAATGCAACAAATGTTCTACAACTGCGACTTATTCGACCAATCTCTAGCAGCGTGGACTATTGCAAATGTTTCTAACTTTACTAACTTTATGCAGAACGCTAGTGGTCTAAGCACATCTAACTACGATGCAACGCTAATAGCTTGGCAAGCTGGAGGACACGATAACGATATAAGTATAAACTTCGGAGGCTCACAATTTACAGAGTCAGCTTATGCTTCAAGATTTAGTTTAATAGAGGACGATGGTTGGACTATTGTTGATGGTGGTATATTTAACCCAACACCAGCCGATTACATAAGCGTATTAAACACAAGAGTAGTATCTGCTGGAGGAGTAGTTGAGAACACTACAGATAGCCAAGCATTCTTACAAGACTTAAACGATATTGACTAATGGCAGACGGACTAT